CCTGCAAATTTTTTGCGGGGTTTTTTCGTATACACCCATCCCCTTGCCCTCGGGATTGTTCATAACTTTCGGGTGGAATGCTAGCTAGTCTGGTGAAAAAGGGGTACCTTTATGGGGGGGGGACTATATATAACACCCCCGGCACGTAGAATTGTTCATAACTTTTGGAAATAATCGTGGAAATAGTTGCTAGTCTGGTATATTTTCCTGATCTTTATACTGTAAGATATAAAGATAAACACTATGAGAGAGTTAATTAAGGCAGATCCAGCCGAGTTTTTCGGGTCAATAGCAGTATTATTCATGATATTTGGTGCGTATTACGTGGCAATTCACATAGGATGCCCCTGCTAATTGTTCATAACTTTAAAAAATAAATGGTAAATACGTTGCATATTCCAATAAAAAGGCGTATATTTAGATATAAATAAACAAACACACACTATGAGACAAATTGTAAAGATTGAATTGGACGGTACCAAGATGGTAGCTGTCGGCCTAGACGGCCAAGAAGTAAGTGGTATCCTATATGGAACCAGAAAACGTGCTCTAGAGAACCAGAAGGTACTAGAGAATGTGAACGGTAAATGGAAAGCTATTGACTCTGCGGAGTGGTATGCTGCAGTTAAAGAGTATAATACTCCTGTGGTACCAGATGGTATTCCAGCAGAGCATGCAGAGGTTATGAACATGATACACTCGTCATACAGCTTAAAGCCTAAATCGCTCATGATGAATGAGCTGAAGTGGAAGTATTTAATCAGGTCTGCAGTACGTGGTAAGAACATCATGATGGCCGGTCCTGCGGGATGCGGTAAGACTATGGCTGCAAAGGCTCTTGTTAACTCATTGGATAGACCGGAGTTTTATTTCAATCTAGGAGCTACTCAGGATCCTAGAGCTACCTTAATAGGTAATGTTACATTCGATAAAGAGAAGGGGACTGCCTTTTCTGAATCACTCTTCGTAAAAGCCATACAAACTCCGAACGCTATCATACTAATGGATGAGTTATCAAGAGCGCATCCTGACGCTTGGAACATTCTAATGACTGTTCTGGATGAGGGTCAGAGATATTTAAGACTGGATGAAGCAGAAGACCAAGCTACTATCAGGGTAGCAGACGGTGTTACATTCATTGCTACGGCTAATATAGGTAATGAGTATACTGCAACCAGAGTAATGGATAAAGCATTACTAGATAGATTTACGATCATTGAGATGGATACTTTGACAGCTACTCAGGAATGTGATCTATTGACTATGTTATTCCCTCTAGTACCAGTTAAGGACTTGGAAGGGATCGGTGAGATAGCAGCTTTATCACGTCAAGAAGCATCAAATGAAGTACCTAGAATAGACGCTGGTATATCCACTAGAACGTCTGTAGAGGTAGCTTCTCTTATGTTTGATGGATTCACACTGTCAGAAGCGTCTGAAATAACGATATACCCACAGTATAATAACGATGGGGGAGTGGACTCAGAGAGAACATTCATGAAACAACTAGTTCAGAAGTACTGTGATGACGGTACAGATGAGGACTTATTTAATACAGAGGAGGTAGAGCAGAGCTCAACCGAGTCGTAAGACATACATAGTAGTGTGTGTAGAGAGGTAATCACACATGTCAATAATCCATTGTAGAAGATCTACGTGAGGATGAGGCATGTGTGATCGCCGTCTCAATTGTAAAGGAGAAAACGAATGGAAGAAGTTATAAACATATTGGGTAGCCCAAGTCCGTGGCTCATGTGGGTGAATCTAGCAGTGATCAGTGTGCTTTGCTGGGTCATAGAGAGGCTAGCCAGCAAGATAAAGCGTATGGAGAAGAACATAAGTCATATGGACCGGGGTATAGCAAGGCAGTCACAAGCCATCACTCAGATAGTGAGGAAGGTGTACGGAACAGAAGGTCAGGTGGTCAACTAGGAAGTTATGAAAAGTTATGAACATTTCAGGGCACTAGGGAAATATTTTTTTTATAATAGCCACACACAGCGGTGTTTATATCGACCTCAATTTTTTTACTATAAGGATCGTAGACATAGCATCCGTACCACGGACCAAGTATACGAAGTCCCACAATCAACGCTGGCTAGCCGGCATTTTAAATGAAAGCATACATACTTATATACAATGAATAAAAGAACATAAACACATTCTGACCCCCAAACAAAGGAACCCTGATCTGGTTCCAGAGTTACCCCAACAACGTCATAACTAGATATAAGTCCAATATAAACTTGGCTCGTATTACGTCGTGCGGTTATCAGGGAAAGAATTAAACAAGCTGCTGGAAAGGTTAGCCCGCAGTAGGTTATATTAATTATTAACACTAACCATTAACACAGAGGAAAGAAACAATGAAAAATCTTTTAATGACTATCGCTCTAGCAGTAATTACAATTGCAGCTTCAGCACAGACAAAAGGTGATTGGTACGTAGGAACAGGCGACGTTGCAAACGTAGCATGGACTGAATGGTCTTTGGCTCCAACAGTAGGATACGGTGTAACCGATAATCTTATGATTGGAATGTCAGCGGCACAAGCAGATTCTACAGCTGATCTAGATTTGGACTTCCACGCAAGATACTTTTGGAAAGGATACTTTGCTTATGTTGCTACAGACGGTTTATCTACGGATAACATGTCTTTAGGACTAGGTAAGATGTTCACGATTCATAAAGGTGTATTTGTAGATCCTAAAGTTGTATATGATGTAACAGCTAAGACTACAAACTTGACGTTGGGATTCGGATTAAAGTTTTAAGTTAACGTAACTCGGTGCGCTAGTATTTAGTGTATCAATTTAAAAACAATGGAGATTTATATTATGGATAACGTAATTAAATACATCACAGGATTCTTTGCAGGATTAGCTACAGTTTTATTAGCAGTTCTTCCAGTAACAATCTTATGGACAGTTCTAACGGGCGGTTCAGTATTCGGAATGGATGTGATTGCAAACCTTACAGGTCTAGTAAATGGATTTGGTTCAGGTGGATTTACAGGATTAGTTGTATTACTAATCATCATGTCATTCTTTGTTAAGAAGTAATTCTTAGTTAAATGACCATCACGTGATAAAAGAAGCCCCTCCTTATAGGAGGGGTTTTTTATTCTTAATAATTTGTTAATGTTTAGTTAATATGTCTTCTGGAGTTGGATTGTATTTATTAACATGACAGATAAAATAGACATCTCCCCACTTGTATACGTTGTTCTGATGGTAACAGTATTCGCTTTGGCACTCTAAGCGGCCCGCGCTACCGATCCTTTCCTGTTCATAACTTTCCCAAACTCCACGAAAAATAATCCACCAAACTGTTGCATATTCGGATAAAAAGGGGGATCTTTATCTTGTAAAGATAAAGAGATTAATAAATAATAAAAATAGATATGACAAAGAACAAAGAAATTAAGTACGGAATCGAAATTACAAAACCACATTCAACAGAGATGTATCAACATAATGAAATGGTTGCAGAGGCAATGAAGCGTAACATCACGAGTGCCTGGGCTGATGAAATGATTAAGTTCAGTAAGACGGATGAATGGCCTTCAGCTGCAGCTCGTGATTCTAAAATGAATGATATACAGAGTAGCATATGTGCTACTGGTTTCGGTGATGGATTTACTATCGACGAAGTTCATACAGACTTTATGTCTAACTTGAGTGATATGGCTAACTGGCAATTGCATGAAGAGTATAGCTACTTACAATTCAAAGGACATGTTCCTAGAACTCACTTCATGATGATAGGATTCAATACGCAAGAGTGGCCTGCAGGAACACCTATCAATTATGATTATACTAACGCGAATGAGTTATCTCCTTTTGCACCGAGTGTTCAAGTAAAATAATTGTTCATAACTTTTATGAAATTAATTGCATGAATAGTTGCATAATGAAATAAAAGGGGGATCTTTATCTTGTAAAGATAAAGAGATTAATAAATAATAAAATATGAAAACATTAACAATTACAAAATCCCAATTCAATAGATATGAAGGGTGTAGATTAAGTGGAGCGACTAATATGTTTGACTTAACTAATGTTAGATTGCTAACTGGTTTGGATAAGAAACAAATCATTACAATCATGGAAAACTACGATAAATTAAGTAATCAATATAAATAATTAAATATGACAAATGAATTGCCGAAAGGCTATGAGGTAGTAGAAGTTTCAGATGGGAACGGAGGCTACGAGTATCAAGTACAAAAGATTGATAATGAAGATTGGTGTCACTACTCAGGGATGCCATCACCGAAAGCGTATGTAGCTGATCAGGACTTCTCATTGTTTAACGATAGTAGTTACAATGATGTGTTCAATACAGTAAACGAATTTTGGGCTGATGAAGATGCTCAAGATTCTAAATGGGGTAAATATAAAATATAAAGATATGAATAAGAGTGAAATGATAAACTTGCTGTATAGTATGAAGACAGACTTACAGTTCTTGAAGAGAGATCTACAATTTCGTAGAGATGGTAACAATGTGGAGCATGTACTTGAGAAGTACGAAGATGATGATTACAAGTTTGCTTATCAATCGGGTGCATTTCAAGCTATGGCTCAGATGGATAATGATGCATTCGATCAAGCAGTCAAAACCATAAATAGTATTCAATTAAAGATGGAGCAAGTATAATGAGGAAGCCTAAGCTTAAGCCTAGAGGCGGACGTACTGCATTCAATTGGTGGAGACGATTCAAGACGCATAAACCTTTATCAGCCAAGCATTCTTTGCTTGATAGAATAGAACATGGAGACTTTGAGTATCCAGATCAATTCCAACAAGCTCAGTGGGAACTAGATTGGGCTCAGGAAGAGTGTGATGTATTTGCATCTAACTATAAAGGTAAGGATGATCCAAAAACTGATACACTTTATATAGATATTGAACGTAAAGGTAGGAAGCGTTATAACAAGTTATTTGAGAGCGCAATGAATACAGAGCAAGCTAGATTGATGTTGCTCCGTGAGTCGCTTGCTAAACACTTCTACACAAGGAATGATGTCATCGATTATATAATGGAATCATTTACAGGCAACACTAAACAGCTATTTGAATATTGCAAGAAAAATGTTGCTAGTCTGGAAAAAAAGTCGTATAGTTAAATATAAAAGAATAAATATGAAAGATGTTAGATTAGGATATGCGTGCATTAATATGACGCTAAGGAGCCGACCTAAGAAGTTAGGTGGTAAAGTATTAACTGGACGTACATGTCGTATGTCTTCTTGGAAGCCTACTTGGGATCTTCAGAAGATATCTGATCTGGCATTAGCTAATGCTACTGATCTTATGCATATACTTCAATGGAATCGTGAGCACGGTATAGATATGTTCCGTTTAGGATCTGAGCTGTTTCCATGGCATGACCATTATGAGTTATCAGAGCTACCTGGATACTCAGTCATATCATCTAAACTAATGGAGGTTGGTAATTATGCTAGAGAAAATAATATTCGCCTAACTACTCATCCAGGTCCGTTTCATGTATTAGGATCTCCTACTCAAGCTGTGATTGATAAATCTATTATAGGACTAGAGCGACATTCTGAAACCTTCGATCTGATGGGTTACGATCCGTCATTCGATAATAAGATCAATATACATATTGGAGGTGCCTACGGTGGTCAATACGAAGCTACTGCAGAGAGATGGATAGGAGCTTGGAATAGATTATCTGATAACTGTAAGAAGCGTGTTGTGATAGAGAATGATGATAAGAGATCTCTATGGACCGTACAGATGTTATATGATTACTTTCATAAGGAGATCGGTATTCCTATTACATTTGACTACCACCACCACTCATTACATCCAGGAGAATTATCTGAGGAGGAAGCTCTTAAACTAGCAGCTACTACTTGGCCTGATGATGTTCGTCAATGTACTCACTACTCCGAATCTAGGCGTAGGGAAAAGCATAATACTTTAATAGAGTTGTGTGATAGAACTCCTGGTATGGACTTTGATAACTTGGAGGATTGGCCTACATTTGCAGGACTCAAGAAAGAGTGGAGTAAGACTAAAGAGCAAGCTCATTCAGATTATATTATAGATCCCATTAACACATACGGATTACCTATAGATATTGTTGTAGAAGCTAAAGCTAAGGAATTATGTATCCTTCAATACAAGAAAGAAGTTATGAACAATCGGAAAATAATCCATGAAAAAGTTGCATAATCGAAAAAAAAGGGGGATCTTTATCTTGTAAAGATAAAGAGATTAATAATTAATAAAAAATAAAAAATGGAAAATTTACACACACTATCGGTAGCAGAATTAAATGAGTTAAAGAAACAAGTTGTTCAGATGATTGATCTGAAAGGTGGAATAGACATTCTTCTTTCTGAAGGAGCTACATGTACAGTAGATCATAACAAGACTAGAGGATCTATAGGTATCATCAAGAAGATCAACAAAACAAAATGTAAGATTGATTTTGGTGCGAAAGGTATAATGAATGTACCAAAGAATATGATTGACTTAGTATAATGAATATGAATAAAACAAACAACGATATTTGGATCCCGGAATTAGATGGATGGGTTAGTACAGATGAATATATAGAATCAGTAACACAAACAATTCAAAGTGAAGCGCCTGCAATACATTCTAATAAATATCAGATGAAGTTTGCGGGTTGTTCAGATCAAGATGGTAATCGTTGGAGAGAGCCATATATTAAAGTAGATGGTAAACTAACTGCAGAGATTATAACAGACATACTCAATGATGTTGGTATTGATGCGTCGATCAATTGTTATGAGGATGATGATGGTTGGCCAGGACAGACTAGAAAATTGTGGTCTGTGAGGTTAGGAGTAAAAGTAAAAACAATAAATAATTAAATATGATAAAAACAGAAAAAAACAATTCAGTAAACCAAATGGTAAGTGTCCTTAAACAATTCGGACCAATGACAGAAAACGAAATTACTCAAACAGCATTTAGTTATGATAGGAATAATTCCTATGGTGAATCAAATAAAAAGTATGCTGATATGCTTCGTAGAGGCTTAAAGAAGGGAATTATTGATAGAGTAGAAGTTCCAGATAATGCAGTAAATCTAACTAGAATAAATACTAAACCAACTAGAGCTAAGTTTATTTACTTTGCCACTAAACCCGTTGAGATAGAATGCTCATTGGAACAAGATATGGCATGGGCTAACGAATCTGAAAATATACAATAGTGGAAAGGTGGACACATACATATAGTGAGATGGGATCACGTGACAAGAAGACTGGTAAGTTGAAGTACTACGATGTAGTTAGAACTTCTAACAATGGCTTCAGTTGCGAATGCCCAGCTGCTATGTTTAGAAGATTTCAAGAATGCAAACACGTAAAGAGATTAAAGGAAAAACTCGCAATAAACTAAGAAAGAAACACGTTCGGTTTGAGCATTATATAGATATGTTCAAGCCTAACAGTGGTGCTACTCGTCAACAGATGTGGTGGCCTATTCTAAAGCACAAGCTCATTCCTTATGAGTGTGGTGAGTGTGGTATAGGTACTGAATATAATAACAAGTTAATGATTCTCCAAATGGATCATATCGATGGCAATCCAGAAAACCACCACCTAGACAATCTACGATTGTTATGTCCTAACTGTCACACACAGACCGATACCTATTGCATTCGTGATGGGTTCCAAACTAGAACTAGAGAGTGGGATCCTAAACATTTAGAAGAAGCCTTCCTAGCCAATTGGAGCTTTGGAGGTGTCGCTAGATATCTTGAAAGAAAGCATGATATTAAGAGTGTAAATAAAAAATATCTTATGATAGAACAGATGAGGTATGGATTAAAGTTTGGAAAATAGTTATGAACAATTGGAAAAATAATTGGTTAAACTGTTGCATATATGAGATAAAGTCCGTATCTTTATCTTGTAAAGATAAAGAGATTAATAACGAATAAAAAATAACAATGGATAATTTTAATAAGTTGCAAGAGTTTGTAGATGAGTTGAATGCTACGAATAGTAAGAATGATAAGATCGAGATAATAAAGTCTCATAAGAATGATGAGTTTATTACTAAGGTGTTGCACTACACATACAATCCGTATTTCAAGTATAATATAACGAGCTCTAACTGTAAGAAGAATTCAGATATTTGTGATATGAATTTTATGAATGAAAGTATATTTGATTTACTAGATGACCTCAAAGATAGAACATATACTGGTCATGATGCTATTGCAATGGTGAATGGTTTCATAATATCACATCAAGAGCATGAGCAATTGATCTGGAACATCTTAGATAAGAATCTTAAAACTAGAACCGACTCTAGCATCAATAAAGCAATACCAGGATTAGTTCCTGAGTTCAAAGTTGCACTAGCACAACCTTATGATAAGCAAGCTAAGAAAGTTGATTTTGAAACGCAAAGTTGGTTTGCATCTAGAAAGTTAGATGGTGTAAGATGTTTAGCTATAGTAGATGCCAATTACAATGTATCTCTATTCTCAAGACAGGGCAATCAATTCGAGACATTAGAAAAAGTAGAGCATGATATAAAAGCTCTATGTCAACATAACAACACTCCTAGTGTAGTATTTGATGGAGAGATCTGTCTAATGGATGAGAATGGTGTTGAAGACTTTCAAGGTATAATGAAACAGATCAAGAAGAAAGATTATCAAATGGACAATCCAATGTTCAAGATATTCGATTGTATTAGACTGAATGATTTTCACTCTCAATCGGGAGTAGAAGATTTATCATCTAGAATAGAGTTGTGTGTACATTTATGTAACGAATACAATACGTGGGGATTGAATCACGTTACTGTTTTAGAACAATGGCCAGTAACTACAGATGCACACTTTCAGACATTATGTACGTTGGCTTCTAAGGAAGGTTGGGAAGGTCTTATGATTAGAGAGGATGTTCCTTATGAAGGCAAGAGAACAAATAGCTTATTAAAGGTTAAGAAGTTTCACGATGAGGAGTATACAGTTAACAATCTAATAATGGAAACGCATAGACTTATCGATAAAGTTACAGGATTGGAGACTGAAAGAGAAATGCTTGCTGCTGTAGAGATAGAGCACAAGGGTAATGTAGTAAAGGTGGGATCGGGATGGTCTCAAGAACAAAGAATACAATACAATGAAAATCCTAAAGACTTATTAGGTAAAACAATAACAGTACAATACTTTGAGGAAACTACTAATAAGGATGGAGAACATTCTTTAAGATTTCCAACTGTAAAGTTTGTATATGATAACGAAGGAAGAACAGTGTAATGATAGAATTTCTAAAACACGCCACAGGGCTATGTGGAGAGCCACACCCAAGTTTATTAACATTATTATATGGTACACCAGTACTAGGATATATAATGTATAAAGTAAAAAATAAATTCAAAAGAAAATAACATGATAGACACGATAGCAGTAATATTTGGAATGACATTTGTAGGAGTAATACTTATATGTTTGGTATGGACCATACTAGGCTACATCACAGAAGCATATGCTCCGAATAACAAACTAGAAGAAAATATTAGAAAATTTGATAAGAAGTCAAGATGATTAAAGCAATAAGAATACTAGAAGTTCCACTACTACTATTGACGATAGCGTTTGGCTGTATGCAAGAGGATGCTATTACCACTGCAGTATTCCTTATAGTCATATCAATAATCAGATTAATAGTAAACGTAATAACTGATAGCTCAATATATAAAAGATAAAATTTTGAAATTAAATGCACTAACTGTTGACTTTCTGGAAAATATTTAGTATATTAAAGATAACTAAAGTATATCACTTTAGTAGTAATAATAAAAACAAACAACATGGCTTATAAACAACCGATAGATTATTCAGCTAAACAATTAAAATTTAAAAAGCTTCAAAAGAAGGTAAGAAGAATTAGTCCTAAGGCAACATCCCATTCGAATACAAATGGTACGTATACTGTATTAGATAAAAATAATAGATCAGTAATCCGTGAAGAACATCTAATGCCTCCAGCTAGTACTGTATTTCAAGCTTGGGAGCAAGCTGCAGTCTGTGTACATGCAGATAAGGTTATATCTGGTAACGGTAAGGCATTCAAAGCAAACAAAAAGGCAAGGGAACTATCTGCAGCAATGGAGAATTTCTTTGGCGACGAAAACGTCTATGAGGACGATATATTTAATAATTAATTTTTAACTAAGACCGGCTTGCAGCCCAACTGCTAAATTAAAATGAAAAAATTTGATAAATTTTCAAGAAGTAAACCGACTATCCACAATCAGAATAAACCATTCAATAAAAAGAAGTATGGACCTACATGGGATCATATTAGATATGAGTTGAAGACTGGAGAGGTTGTTGTTCCGGATGGAGCCAATCAAGCTTTAATGGCAACTCTGTACTTAGGTAAGTGTGGACATATCGACTTAACGTATACAGAGTTATCTAGAATCATAGAGACTTGTCAAGATGCGCAGCATGCATCTCGTATTAGTCAGCGGTTAGGAGGAGTGGAAACTCCCATGGCTACAAACAAAGGTCTGAGCACAAGGAGAATGAACTAATGGAAACAGTATTAACAATTGTAGTGGGTGCGCTAATAGGCGCAGCTGCTACATATTTATTAACGAAAAGATCAGCATCTGATATTAAAGGATTGCTATACGATCAACAATTGGTAAATAAATTTTTAAAAGAGTATTTGAATAAATCAAATAAACCTAATAATGGCAAAAGGAAATTTTATAAAAACAAGCGTTCACAAAAAACTGGAACAGCTGGGCACAAGTCTAATCAACCAAGCAAATAGTAGCAAAGCTTTGGAGGATATAGGTAACACGAAAGATGTGACATCATTGCGAAATGCAATAAACAATATATTCGATGAAGCGGGAGCAGGAGAGTATAACGCTACACGTCTCAATGATGTTTTATCTAAAGGAAAAAATTTACTATCCTTGATTAGAAGCAATCATTACTCGGTTAAAGATTCTACCAACTTCGATATAGAAGCTATAGAGCAGGACCTTGGTGATGCTCAAGATATTATTTTCAGAATTGAAAGCATTAAGATGGTAAGTGTAGATCAGTTGAAGGAAATGAATGCATTGCATAGCAAGCATGTTAAAATACAAAAACTTGTAAAAGAATAAACATGACAAATTATAATATGAGATATACAGCTAACCGTGATAGAGTATCAGCGTTAGAGTATTTAAAGCAACTTATACAAAAAAATCCAAATGCTAGAATATTAGACATAGGTGGAAATCACAATACGTGGGCAAGTCAATATGCAACCCATTATGTAGATTTATTTGAAGTAGCTGGAGCGAAGACATTTATAGGTAATATGAATATGTATCACGTATGGCAGGATGTTTATAAAGATGTTGAAGAGAATGGAAAATTTGACTTTTGTGTATGTACACATACGTTAGAGGATGTTTGTAATCCTCAGATGCCATTATACTTTATGCCAATCATTGCGCATGAAGGATATATAGCTACTCCATCTAAGTATGCAGAGTTGACAACTAACATATATGCATTCAAAGGATCACTCCACCATAGATGGATATTCAACAACCAAGACGGTCAATGTGTAATATATCCAAAAGTCAGTTACATCGAACGTGAACAAAAGTTTGATAGAATCTGCTACCCTACTTGGGATGCAATGCTAGCTGATAAGGTTGAGGAGTTGCAGTTCTTTTGGAAAGAATCCATAGATTATAGATTTATGAACAATGACTATATGGGCCCATCTGATGCAGCTGTGTTTAGATATTATGATGGATTGTTAAACGATGAAGTTAAGATTTGATATTTATATGCAGACAATGAATAGTAACTACGATATAAACGATCCGGATAACAATGATTTAATAGTACATGAATCAATGGATAACGTGTATAGTATAATAACAAAGCAGGATACATATCATACCATCTCAGAGCGTAAAGGTAGAGTATTAATGTTATTCAATCCCTTTGATAAACGTCCTGATGTGGATGAGCTTATTGACACGCTTATTGAATACTATGCATTACCAGACATTGAGATGTATGAGAGATGTGCTGAGCTTGTAAAGCTAAAGCAATCAGATAAGAAGTTTTCTGTTGAAGACATATTTGAATCTGATATAGAGTTTGATCCTGACTGGGATATTGAAGATAATGACCGCTAGTACTTTTATTAGCTGCTCTTTTGGACGAGGGTTCGAAACCCTCCACCTCCACTAAACAATTTACATTATGGGGGTGACTGGCTTTGACAGGGAGATAAGGATAAGAGGAAGGTCAACGCGTAACTGGCGAACAAGTTGAAATGGCGATGGCGGCTTAGGCACCCTGACCCCCCGGCCTAAAAGGGTATGGTCGTCAAATAACCTGGTTGGGTGGAGGTACTAATAAAAAAGGAATGATAGACATGGCAGCTAAAAAGTGGACAATAGAGGATGTACTCGATCCCGATTCTGACTTCTGGATATTTGAAGAAGAAGAAATTTGGGATTGGTTAGACCGTATACCAAATGAGCGCCAAGACCAAGCATTTAAAAATATAGAAGAATGGATCGCAGATGGAGATATCAAACTAGAAGAACCATTTGATACGAAACCGCTCAAGGATCAATTTGAATCCAACCTCAACAACTTGCAGGACACTAAACGTCTGCAGAGTATGATTCAATCTGATATGATTAATGTTACTATGGTAAATAATATGGTTGCACTATCAGCTAAGAATCTACCAAAGCTCAAAGAGATGAAGGATCTAATGGAGAGCCACGGAAACAAATTTGTCGAGTACAGATTTAGATTAAATAAAAATGAAGAAAAGGTACATACGTACATATTTATTATTGAAGGCAACTAATACAGTAGGTTGGGTGTCTTAACATAAAATCATTTAAGGAGATTAATATGACAACATTCTTTCAAGAAAGGTTCTATCCAACGGACCTATTATTCAGAAATTTTTTCGACGGAGAAGCTTCATTTAGAGGCTTACAAGATAACAAACCAAGCTATCCAGTAGATATATATCTACAAGAGGATAATTTATGTTTTGATATTGCATGCGTCGGGTTGGAAAAAAGTGATATAGATGTCACAGTAGAAGGCAGTACATTATTGATTGCCTATACAAAACCAAGTGTAGAATCAAACCCATCAGATGTTAAAGCACCGGACTATATCCATAAAGGTATAGCTCGAAGAAGCTTTGATATGGGATGGAAAGTAAGTCCGAAGTTCGATCTTACAAATATAAACGCAACAATGGCTAACGGATTATTGAAAGTGGTAGTACCAGTTTCAGAGGAAAGTAAGCCAAAATTAGTTACAATTAAGTAAAATATGATACCCAACCTACTGGAGTTATATGGAATAGAGTAGCAATGCTCTATTCTTTTTTTACAAACACACATATGTATAATATATGAATATAAGTTATAAAAGAGAAAACTATGAAGTATAAACAAGAAGTACAAGAAAAACTAAACCAGGCAGATCAATTACTATTTACAATCCTAGAAGGAATGCGTGATAGAAAAATTACTGTCGATCTAACTGTTGATAAACTAAGACAAGCTAGACAATTGGTAAAGGAATGTGAAGCTAGGGTTCAAATAAATTACGATAGCTAATAATGAAAAAAAGACTTTTTCCATTTACAATAGGACTAGCTGCATTGGCCGTCTCTGGCTCTGCTGCATTCTATTCTGTATTTGGTTTAAGTAAATTGTTCGCAGGAGCTAGCCTACAAGTAATTATAATGGCTGGTTCATTAGAATTTGCTAAACTGGTTACTGCATCCCTACTATATCAGTACTGGGACTCTATCAATAAATTTTTAAGAACATACCTATCAATAGCTGTATTTATTTTAATGGTAATTACCTCCGGCGGTATATACGGATTCTTATCTGGTGCATATCAAGAGACAGCAACCAAATCAGAATTTCTAGATAAGTCATTAGCTGTATTGGAAATCAAACAAACCAGATTTGAAGAAAGNAAGTCTGATGNTAAGATAGAAAAGACACAGTTAACTAAATCAATATCAGATTTAAGAATTGCACTTTCTAATCCAGCTCAGGTACAATATATAGATAAAGAATCAGGACAGCTAATTACAACAACATCTAGTTCTTCCAGAAGAGCATTGCAATCTGAATTAAATAAAACGATAGAAGATAGAAATAACCTTAATCTAAAGTTAGAGGTAATACAAGATTCTATTATGTCGTTAGATACTCGATTGTTAGATTTAGCTATTTCAAATGAAGATGAGAGAGAGCTGGGCCCATTAAAATACCTAGCAGAAACAACGGGTAAGGATATGGGACAAGTTGTTAATTGGTTTTTACTATTGATAGTATTTGTTTTTGATCCATTAGCAATTGCAATGGTGGTCGCAGCTAATTTTGCTTTTGCACAAATCAAACCCAAAGAAGAAATAAAAATGTCAGTACCTGATGGAATGGAATTTAATAAACCATATCCCATACCACCACTAGAAGAATTTGATAACATTCCAGAGGAGACAAAGAATAAAGAAGATCAGTTAATGTTAGAAGCAGAAAAGCGAATGAACATAATAGGACAAAATGGAAATGATGGACTCCATTATGAGGAACAAGAAAATAATTTATATGGTGATAAGGCAACAGATAATGCTAGACGACAAGCTGGATGGTATCAATTTCCCAACGGACATTGGAGAGATTCAGAAGGAGACGAGCATCCGCCATTAGGTTTATAGAAAAAAAGTTGGTTGTTTGAAAAAAATTATGTATATTTAATTAAAGTTACAGATGAAGAAAACAGAAGACATAGAATACGACGTACAACACGTAGATGGTGTTAGACACATGGAGTGTAGAGATTGTGGACAATATGTTCCAACAGCAGAAGGAACATCAGCTACCACATGTCACGAGTGCGTCAGAGAAAATTATGAGAAGGAGTTTCCTTTTACTCCAACAAAAAGTTATAAAGGATCTGGGAAGCCAAGAGGGTGGGCTTTCATGAAGGAATTCGTTGATAAAGATGGTAACGTATTTCATAAAGGTAAAGAGCAACCAAAACTAAAAGGAACGCTTAAACCAACACCACCGAAGCCGAAGTCGGCAAAACCAAAACTCTCAAAGATACAAAAAGCTAACCTCAAGCGTCAAGCTATGATCACATATCATAAGCTAAAGAAGTCTCTAAACAAAGCTAAAACAAAAAAGGCTGCAAGAGAAATTCAGAGGGAAATCAGAAAGCTGGAAAAAATAATCAAGTAAATCGTTGCGTAATCCAAATAAATGTTGTATATTTAAGTATAAATATAAAAGCGGATAACTATGACTAAAAAAAGAATATATATTGATATGGACGGCGTCTTAGCTAACTTTCAAAAAGAAGCTGATAAGATTCCAGAGGTAGGACACCCAGACGAAGTATTAGATTTCTCAACATTTGAAGTGATGCCAGGTGCCACGGAAGCGGTGGAAGCATTATGGGAGGCAGGTTATGATTTATTCATTGCAACTACTCCACCATGGGACAATCCAGATTCTTGGGGACAGAAGAGAAACTGGATAGCAGAACACTTTCCATCTCTCAAAAGAAAAATGTTCTTAACACACCGTAAGGATTTATTGATAGGAGATATTCTAATTGATGATACAACTCGTAGAGGTCAAACAGAATTCCAAGGTGAATTTATACACTTTGCAACTGACAAATTTCCAACTTGGAAAGAGGTCGTGAATCATTTAACTGAGGATACTCAGATTTCATTATTTGATGATCCACAATACATATATGAAAGAAACCCAGACACTAACGTTATTAGAAAAAGAATAGCTGGTGACTATAGCAATGAGGTTGAGATAACAAATGGATAAGATTGAATACACTAGAGGCACATATTCTAAGGAAGCTCAGAAAGTAGTTTTAGAAGTTAGAGAAGATTTAGATATACACGAATTCAAAACAATGTGCAGAAGATTAGCTGCATCGTTAGGATATAACTCGGAAAGTATTAATGAAGCTTTTGGAGATATAACACCTAAAGCAGATGCTATTAAAAAAATATTAAAAGGATAATATATGTCAATATATGAAGACAAGGTGGCCCCAATTAAACCGGTAGAAGATAATCAACCAAACGCTAAAGATATATTCAATGAGATAACATATCAGTTTGATATAACCGATAGTGTTGTATATTTAGTTGGAGAGATAGACGGATTTACGTTATTAGATATGATGACACGTATTCGAACAATCCTAAAAAATAGAGCAGATGAAGATGCGCAACCAATTAATATGATTATAAATTCGGAAGGGGGATGTGTATATGAAATGTTAGCAATAGTTGATTATATGAATTCACTACCAGTACCTGTAAACACAATCTGTAGAGGTAAAGCCTTTTCAGCAGCTGCATTAATATTAGCTAGTGGGACTGGTACAAGATACGCTAGCAAGCACTCATCGATAATGTTCCATCAATCATCAGCATGGTTACAAGGAAAACAGTCAGATATAAAAGCTAGCATTCATCATGTATCTGAAATAGATAAAACGTCTAATGTATTATTGAGTGATAAGACTACACTATCTGCAGAAGAATGGGAGCAAGCTCAACGGACTGACTATTGGTTATCATCTCAACAAGCACTCGATATAAAAGTTATTGACCAAATAATATAATTATGAAAAAGGAAAAAATTTATACCTACGACCAAGTGGCAGGAGTATTGATGACGATAAGCGTTGCAATGCTATTTCTAGCATGGACGTGGAGTATGGAAAATCAAATAGAAAGGCTAGAGCATAAACTGGAACATACTACGGATAGTTTAAATACTGCAATTGATAGTTTAATACATGAGATAGATACGCTAACATGGGAAACTCAAATATGGGATTTCAATCTATCTCAGAATACAACTCATTTATTATCAGCTATCATCTATGTCGAAAGTAGCAATAATGACTCCGCGTATGCAGCTAGTGAAGATGCAGTCGGTTGTTTACAAATTAGAAAATGCATGGTTAAAGATGTTAATAGAATATTAAAAAGACAAAAATCAGACTCAAGATTTACATACGATGATAGATGGTCAAGAAGTAAGTCAATTAAAATGTTTGATATTTACTGTAAGCATTACGGACTAACTACAGCAGAAGAAATAGCAAGATGTTGGAATGGAGGACCAAGAGGAATGGATAATAATATGACAGTAGGTTATTGGAAAAAAGTAAAATCAAAAATAGATAGTTAAATATGACAGCAGAACAAATAGCAGAAAATTGGGAACGTTTACTTCAATGTATTGATACAGAAATAAGCGGAGACCGTAAAAAGAAACTAACAGAATTCTATACTCACTATGAGGATAGAATAAGTATGATGCCGGCATCCAGCTTCGAGCATTTTCATAATTGCTTTCCAGGAGGATATGTAGATCACATTCTACGAGTAGTGGAATGTGCTGTAGAGTTATATGAAGTGTGGAATCGTATGGGAGCAAACTCTGAAGATTATACTCGAGAAGAGTTAGTATTCGCAGCAATCAATCACGACCTAGGAAAGATAGGAACTGAAGAAGGACCACAGTACTTGCCTAATCCAAGTGAGTGGCACAGAAAGAATCAAGGAAAGATTTATACAAACAATCCAGAGATACCTTTCATGATGGTACCAGATAGAACATTATTCTTATTACAAGAATGGAGCATCCCAGTATCGTATAACGAGTATGTAGGTATCAAGACACATGATGGGGTATATGACGATTCAAACAAACCTTACTTCAAGGCAAGTGGGAAGGATTCTAAATTACAATCACACATGCCAATACTTTTACATCATGCGGACCACATGGCCTCTCGTATAGAGTATGAGAAGTGGGTGGCACAAAACGGTTCCAAACCCGCTACCCCAACTCGCGCTACAAAATCCCGCGCGCTCTCCACTGACACCTCCGAATCTGCCAAGGATGCATTCAAGAGTTTGTTTGGAGAAGATTCGTGATCACTGCAATAATAATATTATCTGTATTACTCGTAGCAAGTTGTTTTATTATATATAACTTACTACATAAGGTGGAACGACATGAAGATTTCTCAAGCCAATTGTCTAAATGGGTAGATGGTTTAAATCAAATAGCATCCAACATAGTTAAAAAAATAGATATAATTGATGAGAAAGGAATCTTCAAATCAGATGATTATGTCGGTGACATGTATAAACAAATAAATCAACTAGTAAAAGAATTAGACACTATAATAATTAAAGATGGAACAAAAGATGGAAATGACACAAACGCTTAGCCCAGTACAACAATTTTATATTGACTACGCAAATAAAGTTCAAAAGGAAGAAGAACATAAGGCATGGCTGGCATCGCTGACTCCTAAAGAACGTAAGGAGCTGAAAAAGAAACGTGGTCGCCCTAGAACTAAGAAATATTACTTCGATCAAAATGTTGAAGATGCAATTATTGCATACACAGCTGAAGAACACCAACACCTCCGTGATAAGGTATATAAAGATCATATATATAAAGCATTTGATAAACTTGCTGAAAATATAATACACACATTCAAGTTTTATTACATGGATGGAAATCATAGTGATGTTAAGCATGAAGTAGTTGCATTCCTAATAGAGAAGATGCCTAAGTTTACTAAAGGCAAAGGAAAGGCCTTTTCATATTTTTCAATAGTAGCTAAGAACTACCTCATCATAAACAATAATAAGCAGTATGCAAGAATGAAGAAGAAGGCAGCTGTTATTACAATCGATACGGATAGAAATGTCGCAAATGAGATCTTCAGAGAAGATCGTATAGTAGAGATAAAAGATTTCTTCGATGAGTTTATTGAATATTGGGAAGTATATCTATTTAAGAAATTTTCGAAAACGAGAGATAGGCAGATAGCAGATGCTCTTCTTGAGTTATTTAGAATACGAGAAAATATAGAGAATTTTAATAAGAAAGCATTGTATATAATGATACGTGAAATGACTGGTGTTAAAACTCTATACATAACTAAAGTAGTAAATACAATCAAACGAAGTTATCAAGTCATGTATCCGTTATATAAAAAATATGGATCAATATCTAAGATACCATCAGAACACCTCAGATAATCTAACTAGCTCCATATTTATTATCAGGAATTAGGAGTTTACAATATGAATTTTGAAGATCAGGAATTATTTAAAGGTAAGTCGTTCTCATCCTTATTAAAGGATATATACACTACCACTAAAAATAAAGAAAAACAAATCAATATACTAATTAGTGAATTAAAACCACTAGTTAAGAATATTGGTGATGCTACTATTATAGTACCTCTAATCAAAGAGTACTTGGAAGTTGGTGTTAAGAATGATGAGCATCTAGTCAAGATGGCAGCGGTAGTTCAGCGAGCAATGACTCGTGTAGAAGCTTCCGGAGGAGATTTGATATTGTCTGATGATGAAAAGCAGCAACTATTAGATACGATGAACGACATGGAAGATCCGGTTCAACAAAGCAAACTTGATGTCGTAAAGTCGAAAGTGAGTAAATAACATGACGGGCTATTATGGACAATTTGAAAGTAATGATAATGCTACTACAAGTGGAATTCACTCTATACCACCTGCAGAAGGACCTGACTCAGTAATGCAATTAGCTTTAGTAGTTAAGGTAGTAACAACTCCAACAAAAACCCATTCAGCAGGAACGATACAATTCAGACCATTACAAGATGGTAGTGTAATTGATGCACCCAATAAACACCTACAATACGCAAGACCTGTAAATCAATTATTTGTTACTGTCCCAGTTATAGGTGAATATGTTTATATAATCAATGGTCCGCACGGTACGAGCAATAGACCTGACCAGTTAGGAAAGGATGTGTGTCGACATTTCTATATGACTCCAATTTCTATTCGAGGAGATATAAATCATAATGTAAGTAGTGATAATTGGAATGTACTACTATCACATTCCCCAATGGAAGGTGACGCTGAAAACTATGAATCTAATTCAGACACACCACCACCCGATACTGATGAAGATATAAGAAAAAGTCTCGGTAACGATTTCCATCGTAATTCAACGTACGAAGAAGGAGTTGAATCTACATTGGTAATGTCTCCTACAATATTTGAAGGTGATGTATTGTTAAATGGAAGATTTGGTCAATCCATTAGAATGTCTACAACTATATCAGAAGGTGCAAGTGAAACATGGAGAGGAACAGCTAATCTAGAATTAGATCCACCATACTTAAAACCAATAACTATTATTAGAAATGGCTTACCAGAGGGAACTGAAGATAGGTATGTAGATAATCTAGAAACGGACCCATCAGCAATTTATTTAACAAATGGCCAATTCATACCAGAACTGAAAAATCTAACACCGTTTGGTAATTCTAGAGGTATGGATATAGGCGAATTATTTGAACATGGTAACCTAGGTGCAGGTGTCAATCAATGTATAATCAGAGCGGATCGAATTATGTCTATAGCACGTAGAGAAATATACGCTTGGAGTGAGCTCGGTATATCATTAGCAACAAGAGGTACAGTTTCGATAGATGCAGGACCACTATGCATTATTGATGGCTCTCAAATTAATCTAGGTACAGGAGCTGGAAGTAACACCGATGATAGAGATCTTACTTATGCGGTAAGAGGAGAACAACTGCAAAGAGTGCTATTGGAAATAATAAATGCATTCTCAACAACAACCGTAGTAGCAGGTGGTGTCACTGGTAATCTGATCCCACTACCATCACTAAGCCAGATGTATTCAGATATAGTAGATGGACAAGAAACGGGATTATTTAGCAAAAAAGTTTTCTTAGAGTAGACAATGGCACTATCCTATAGAGAAGGCGGACTTCCCCAATTCAGACCACCACCGTGTATGGCCACTCCACCTATCCCACCCGTAATGAATCCAATGGTTAAGTTAGAACAACTAACAATCAAGCTTGCGATCAAGAAGGCTCAGATATTAGCTGGTCTTGAACAAAAGAAGCAAGAGGTCATTGCGAAAGCAAAATTAGAAATACAAAATGCAATTAAGAATGCATTGGGAATTCTTAAGAATCCACTCGAAGAACCAATCAAGATCAAAAAAGAACAACTGAAGCGTGCAAAAGCAAAGTTGGATAAAATTATAGCTAAAAAAGAAGAGCTGGAAAGAAAGATTCAAAAATTAGTCGATCTGTATGAGAAGTATAAAAATCTAGACGAAGTTCTATATGCAGAAGCAATGAAACTTATACAAGAGCAAATCGCAAAATATAAAATTAAGATAGAAGAAGAGCTAGCAGAGCTGAAGGCAAAAGCAAAAGAAAGAATAGATGCTGAGAAGAAACGATTAATGGCCAAGCTAGAGATTGAAGAAAAGAAAAGAAAGATTGATGAGTATAAGAAGAAGATAGATAATGTAAAGAAAGAATATAAAAAGATTCAGGAAACAGTTCAAGAGATTAAAGAGATAGCAGAAAAGATACAGTATATAATAGAGCACGCAGACGAAGAAGCTATGAAATTTGTAATAGAAAAGTCAAAGCCAATCTTGGAGGAAAAGAAAAAAAAGTTGGAAGCAAAGCTTGAACCTCATAAGAAACGTCTTGATGAAAAGATGAAAAAGATAAAAGCTAAGATAGCTGAAATAACAGCTGGAATACCAAATATTCCAGGTGCACTTAGATATCAAATGTTTAGCATGGGAGTCACTCTGTATTGGACAGGAGCAATAATAAATCCGGGTCCAGGAGCTCCTAATGGAATTATAGTATTAAATCCAGGTTCTCCAATTATGACATTCAATCCAACATTTGATCTTAAAACTCAAGGAACCGATCCTGCAGAACCTATTAGACAATTAATTCCAATGTTGAAAGGACATCTAGCAACGGTAAGTGGATTGTATCTATTGCCAACTGGAACACCACCATTTACACCTCTACCTTGGGTAGGTTATGGATCTACCATAGAATGGGAATCGACGTTTGTCCAGCCAGTAGCTATGGGATTAAAAAATGGAGTAGATAGTTTAGGAAATTTATTAGCTGATAATTATGATAGAGCTATAAAGACAGGATTTCCAAATGCTCCTGCGATACCAATTCCTTTCACATCAGGAGTAGCTCAAAAAATAAAATCTATGACTATGATAGCTGATCTTGATGGAATAAAGGATATGTTGATTGCAATGGCATATGAAATTCCGATAGTACCAATAAAGCGTGAGATGGATAAACTTATTAAGAAAAAAGAAGAGCTTGAGGAACAGATCGTCAAGCCTATACTAATAGAAAAGGAAAAAATAGAAGCGGAAATAGCTAAATTAAAAAAATACCAAATAAAGGTAGAAGAATATATGGAATGCATGAAGGAATATGCGTTATGGGCCCAAGAACAACAAGCTGCTGTCGCATACTACTCCGACCCATCAAATGTACTAGCTGGAGCTATGGACGGAGTAGGTAATCTTGCCAATGAAGCAGGAGACTTAGGCAGTATCCCAAGCTAGAAACTTAATGTAACATATATTTATATCCAGG